CCCCTCAATAATCTGTTGCTTTTCCATTTCTTTGGCTTGTTCAAGAATAGCTCTAATTGCTAATTGATGTCCGCTTGGAATTAATTCTTCTAATTGCTCTACTGCAAACTCTACTGCTGTTGGTTTCATAATATTAAAATTTTAGTGATATTGAATTTTTGCGCGGCGTTGTTCCCACTTTGGGAACGTCGTTACCGTATGCGTCGATTATTGGTTGTTTTTGAGCGAGCTTTAATAGTTCAACCCTTGCATCGAGATCGGCTTTTAATTGGCAATAAATTTCGTCTTCATTATAATTTAAAGTATCGCCTCCATTTGTCGGAACGAACTCAACGCCGTAATATTTCAATTTTTCAAATGGTAAGTATTTCCTCATCTCTGAGTCGGCCGAATTGATTACCTCTTTTAAACGGCAAATATTTGCCATAAAATGGTGCTTATCTACCTCACCGCTTTCGATTACATTGTCAACCATTCTTTTACCGGTAAGTATTGCGTCTTTTTTTGTAAAGGTTGGCTCGTACATTGTTAGCACTTGCTCCGAATTTTCTAAAAATAATTTTGAACTTGCTCCCATTATGAATTGATTTTTTGATAAGCGTTACACATTCTCTCGTTGTTTGAGTAGTGGATTGATTGGACGGTTTTACGCATCCATTTGTCAAATTTTTTAATTTGTTTTAGTTTCTCTTCCATTTTTCTAAGATTTTTTCGATTGTTTGTTTGATTTCGTTTTCTGACTCTATTGGGATCAACCTCTTTATTATTTTGGTTTGAGTTCCCTCTTTAAATTTTGACTTGCGTCCGGCGTTTTTTTTATTCATTGAATATATTTAAAATATTAGTGAGAGTGACTTCAATATCAAAAAACATACAAATTGAACTTGCCTCGCTAATTGTTAAACCAAATACGCTGCGATTGTATTTTAAGCTCAATTCTATTTTTTCCGCTGAGGTTGGATATTCCTCTTTTAAAATTTCTAATTTTTTTAAATATTCCGGTTTTAATTTTTCTAATAAAGTCATAATGATAAATAATAAGTGATTAGTCTGTCCTGGATTGATATTAATTTTTTTGCTTTGTCTAAGTTGTCGTTTAAATTTAAACCGAGTCCAACCATTTTAATGTGGTTTTGAAACTTAAGCTCTGCGTTCTCAATCATTTTTAAGATTGCAATTTTTTTGCGGTGTTCGTGAATTAATCTTTTAGTGTCCATAACGCAAAATTATTTGAATTAAAAAATAACTCGCTGCAATTACGCAAAAACTGTAATAGAATTTTTTTGATTTCATAATTTTAAATATTTGTTTGTTAATAATAGAGCAAAGATATAATCTATTTTTAATTTAAGGGACTAAAATTAAACTTTAACAAAATTTTAACACTTATAGGCATAAAAAAACCACTTATAAAAGTGGTTTAGTTCGGTAAGGATCAACGTCGACAATCGCCTTACAAGACTTGCTCTATACAGCAAACATTAGTATTATAAAAATAAATTTAGTTTCTTATTGAGGTAGTATAATAAGATAACGAATATTAACAACCATAACCACCAAAGCTCGGTGATTATTGAGGCTTTTTTTTCTATTTGCTTAACGCTTGTTTTCGTTTGCTGTGTTTGCTTAATATTTTCTTTACGACTACTTTGTACAATCTCGCTTTTTAGTGTCTTATTTCGGCTCGTTTCGCGTCTGTGACGTATTTTAGCATTAAGATAAGAGGTTTTTTTGCCGGTATTGTCAATTATCACTATTGCTTTTGTGGTATCAATAGGCTCAATTACAAAATCATTAACGACTTTGTCGATATTATAGGCCGTATTTGTGACAATTTTAGTAGTGTCGGAGATAGTTACCTCCGTTTTTGTCGTAGTTTCGGTATCGCTTTTGTTTACTTTACGAGTTCCGCAACCAACTAAAAGCAATAATACTAATAAATATTTGATTTTATTTTCCATTATCGGATTTTATTTTCCACTATTCTAAGGTTATTCACCTCGTAATCGCCATTTTTTTCCACTAAAATATGAGCAAAGCCATTATTCCAACTATTAAAAGGCATATATTCCGGCTGCAATCCACAAAGACAACCAACGCTCCAGGTCGTTGTCACGTTTCCGCTCAACGAAACCTCTGTATGTTCGGAAGTTCTATGGTGATGCCCAATAATTGAGCTTTCCTTTGCTTTCATATACAACCCTCGAGCCGGATTAACCGGAGGAGCGAAACCGCTAAAAAATTCGTGTCCGTGAAGTAGTGGCAATTTACCGGCTTTGGCAATTTGTTTACTTTTTACTTCTTGAACGCCACTCTCTCCAAATCTTAAAATCGTTGAGAGTTCAAAATCCGGTATTCCTAAAAGCTCCGGAGCTTGTAACTTTAAAAAGTTTTGCCAACGATCCTCGTGGTTTCCAATTTTGTAATAAATCGGAGCTTGAAAGTGATCCTGTAAATTCTTTAAAAAGTTTCGAGTCATTTCCAACTCGTCGGCCATATTACGAAGACGCCTATCTTTAATAAAACGGCTCAACATATACATATCAATTGTGTCTCCGTTTAAATAAACGCAATCGACTTTCTCGCTTTTACCATAATCGAGCGCTAATTTAAGAGCGTCGTTGTTTTGGTACGGAAAATGAATGTCCGATAAAAATAAAATGTTTTTGTTGGGAACTATTACTTCGCTTTGTTTTTCATAGTCCGACTCTGGTAACTCAAAATTTTTTTCCATAAATTGTTTTTTTTCCTTTGCTGTTCTTACTGAGGTCGTTTGTTTAACACTATTATTGAGTTCGCCTCGATGCGATCTTACAATCCCTCGAGCGCTTTCTACACTATTAAAGTCGATCGGATAATCTGCAACCAATAGACGACTGATTGCGTTCGTGGATGCGTGTGGAAATTTAAGTAAATATTCTCTAACAATTTCACCCTTATAAGTTACTTTCATAATAAATTTGGCTTTCCTGTTCTCTTCTATTTGTCAATCCTTTTACTTCTTTGCCTCCGGCCTTATTCCATTTTAAAAACTCGTTTTTTATGGTTAAGTCGTCCGGATTGAAATTGACCTTTTTTAATAAGGTACTTTTTGAAAATGCGTTAAGGCCTATATTATAACTCAAACTAACGCAAGCGTTAAATTGATTTTGATTGACGTTTGATTTTATTAATTCATTTACTTTGACGGCGAATTTATCGGCTATAAATTTAAACATTTCAAACGCCTGTGGCTTTGTAATTGCTTTGTCTTGCATCGTCACTCGTTGACCATTTTTATAGTAACAATTTCCGTATCCGATTGTCGGAACTTTGGCGCTACAAAGGTACGGAGTCAAGCTCAAGCCCTCAAATTTACAAATTAAAAGATAACCCGCGTTATTTAACCTCATTATTTTTATTTTTCTCCATTAAATACCAACGGCGTAAGGTATAACCGGAGGCTAAAATAAAAGCGATAATTTTCATTGCAACGTCAACCTCTGCGAATGATATAATAAAATATGTTCCGGTTAATAGTGATAATTTTAAATCTAAAAAGTACTGTCTCATTTTCTTAATCGTTCAACTATATTAGTAATGCCCTCGATACCAATATAAGCCGTCGCAATAACAACCCAATCTGAAGAGGTTAATGTTTGATTAAACAATCCAATACAAGCGATCACGAAAACGGATAATTTACGAGAGATTAACTTGTTTAATATAACATCAAATTGCTGTCGGCTCATCGCTTAATAAATTAAAATCAATTTCTTTTATTGGCTCACATCCCGCAAAATTATGCTTTGGATTATTTGGAAATATTTCGCTTTCAAACTTGTACTCAATATCTGACATAACATCAAAAGCGTAACCATCTGCGTAAACAGGTGCAGTTATTTCATTAAAGTCTGCATCGTAAGTTCCATTTTCTAAAACAATTTTTCCAATTTCTACAATAGCTTGGATGCCTTTTCCGTAAACAAGTTGCTTTTCTTTGTTTAAATCCTCAACCTCAATATAGACTCCTTTTTTTAAGAAGTCTTTTATTGCAGTTTCTTTGTCTGTATAGTTTAATTTATATATCATTTTATAGTGTTGTTAATGAAGTAAGTTCATCATTTGTTAAACGCGTTTTGTAAAGTTGAACTGATTTGTATGAACCACTTTGTTCAAAGCCTAATGAATTACCAATATATAAATCATTTAAACTTGATGGAATTGTAGTACTTGTAGATATAGCTATTTGAACACCATTTAAATAAAGAGCGTAATTTCCTGATTTGTAGGCAAAAGCAATTTTATATTGCGTATTAGCATTAATACTTCCTCCTAAAAAAAGAAAACTTCCATTTATGTCTACTCTAATTTGATTTGATGAATTTAAATATATTTGAAAAAAAGAAGAGAGACTTGTATATATTAAAGCTAAACTTCTTGACCCACTTGTAAACAAATTAGTAGCATCCCAAAATATAGTCCCCTCTGTTTGCCCTATTAAACTACTTATTCCTGTTTTAGAAATAACATCAGCGTTACGGGTTACTGAAGATGCTTGAGTTGGTATCAGTGACGTGGCGTATGAGCCTACTTCTAATTGAGCGCCATAAATATAAAACTTATTATTTTCAGCGGGACTAAAATAATTTCCTGATAAAAGATAAAA